GACCCGCGCCATTCTGAAAGAAGAACACAGGCAACAGCAGGAAGCGCTCGAAGAGGCAAAGCGCTGCGGCGTGTTTATCACTTATGAGGATCTGAAGGGAGAAGGCAATGCTTAAAGAGTTAGACCTCGCCGGAGCATTGGCAAGGATGAAAGACGGATCGGAGAAGATCTGCATGCTCGTGCCGGTTTCCAAGGACACGACACTCGAAGAACTGATGCAGGCCAAGGGCTTTGCCCTGGCAGACACTAATAAGGAAGCACCGAAGCCAAAGGCAGAAAAACCGAAGTCAGAGAAGCCCAAGCGCAACATCGACACCGGCAAGATCCTCGCGCTGCATAAAGCGGGATGGACAGCTTCGGCAATCGCCTCAGAGATCGGCTGCTCGACTCCGACAGTCACGAAGTACATCAACGCGGAGAAGGAGAAGGACTGATGCCAAAGCTGGAACCGATGAAGATCCGGATGGACCGGATGAAGTCGCTGTACCTGCAGGGCTACGATCTCGCCTATATCTCCGAAGAGATGGGCATCACTCCGGGATATATCGAGGACTGCCTGAAGAAGATGAAGGTATGGCAGGACTACGGCGGGATAGATGTGCCGAAGGTGCTCGCACTGCGTAAGGCGGGCTGGCACATGGCAGCAATCAGGTACGAGCTCGGCAACAGGTTCACCGCGAAGCAGATAATCGAGGCGGTAAATGAATATGACAGGAGGCACAGACATGCGGGCAATTAACACGGAAGCGATGGGTGAGTTCGGTCTGCTGATAGTGGCGGTCGGTGCATTCATCATAGTCGTGGGCGCGTTCCTGATCGTGCTCAGTATGGTGTTGGAGAAATTACTATGACAAGACTGATTGATGCGGATGCGCTAAAAGAATACTTCAAAACAATACGAAAGTATCACGTTGGTAAATACAGCGAGTGGTACTTAGCAGATGTATTAGAGCAACAGCCGACCATAGACGCAGAACCCGTGCGACACGGGAAGTGGATTGTCTGGGATGAAATACTTGCAGGGATTTATCACACTGTATCGGAATGTTCTGAATGCGGATTTACAACCGATAAAATGTTCCGTGAAGAAATGCCATATTGCCCGAACTGCGGGTGCAGGATGGATAAAGATGAGTAGGTATATTGATGCAGATGCGCTGAAAGAATACATAGATTGCGGACATTTACGAAGTCCGGCCGAAGTGTGTTTCAGCGAACGGGATGTTGTCGACTTGATAGATGCACAGCCGACTGTTGACGCAGTGCCGGTGATACGGTGCAAGGACTGCGAGGATTGCACGGAAACAAAACTCTATGACGGTCAACGGTGGAATTACTGTATGCGGCTGAGATGTGTCGTAAAAGAGAATGACTTCTGTTGTTGGGCAGAGCGAAAGTATCCAAAAATCAAAGCGAAGGAGACGGAATGAAAGACACGTTTGAATTCACACTCAAAGAAAACCCGAGTGAAGTATTATTTGAAATACTTTCCGATGTGAACGTTGAAACAACACCGTCATTCACTATTCAAGACACACGCGGCAACATTGCCGAATACGTGAAGGTGATACGGTGCTATGAATGCAAATACATTCATTATGAAGATGGTCTTGTATGGATGTGCAACCGGACTAATACACCGACAGGCGACATTGAAGGGTATTGTTCATGGGCAGAATCAAAGGAGGGGAACTGAATGAAACAGTCAGAAAGCTTGTCTGAAGGAATCAGCTACATCGTGACGACACGCACGATCAAAGGGGAAGATGGGACCGTGCACATCAGTAAAGAGATCACACCACTGATCCGATGCATAGACTGCCATCACTTCGCGATCAGCGCAACATTCGAGAGGGCAGACGGAACGATCAGACCGGTCGGATACACCTGCAGACTGCACAGAGAGCCAGTGAGGGAAGATGGATTCTGCTCCATGGCGGTCAAGAGACCGGAGAGGTGGAAGCATTATGAGTGAGCTGAAGGACTGCCCGTTCTGCGGAGCACCGGCAAAGCTGGAGAGACGCGGAGATCTATGGTCGGTGAAGGTGCACCACACAAACGACTGCGTGATGCGCCCGTTCGAGGTAATACCGACATTCGGCAAGGAAGCAATAATTCGCAAGTGGAACACGCGAAAGGTAGAAAGGCGGAGAGGGATAGACGATCCGCTGGATGACTGAACAGATGAAGAAGGGAGCGGGTGATGGTAACAAAAGAGGACCTTAAAGAATACCAGCGCAAGAAGCTGCAGCTGGATGCGTATGATGCGCAGATTGAGCATACATACAACACATACAGGTCGCCACAGACGAGCACAACGGGAGGGCACTCCGGCGACCCAGGCGATCCGGTCACCCGCGCGCTCAGGAAGATCCGCAGACTCACAGAGAGCCGGAAGATCCTCATGGAGAAGATGGTCGAGATCGAGCAGTTCGTTGACGAGATCGACGATCCGCTCGAGCAGGCCATCTGCCGTTATCACTACATCATCGGTCTGACCTGGGACGCGACCTGCTATCAGATCCGGAAGCATCACAGCATCAGCGTCGTGTTCGACTACGATGCAGCATGGTGGGCGAAAAGGGAAAGACAGGAAAAAGAACTAAAAAAGCAGGAAGAACCAGAAGCAGAGCATGCGCTATAGTAATCCTGAATAAAAGACAGAGAGCACGCGAAGAGCGCGCTCTTTTTAATTAAAACGGGAGGAAGCACCGGGATGGCAGATCTCATTGACAGAGACAAGGCGATCGACACGCTGGAAAGGATCCGGGCGGAACACGCGAAGCGGACATGCTCGAGACAGTCGCTCCAGCAGGCGCAGGCGCTCGGCTATGCGATCGCAGTCCTGAAGAAGCTTCCAGCGGAAAAATGAAGAATGTCCAACACGATGAATTCATATGGTCAGAGCAGTGGAGGCACAAGTCTCACAGCATCATGCGCCGCGACGGATACATCGACCAGTACATCCTGAAGACGACCGGACGGACGATCCCGGCGGAAGTAGTACATCACATCCTGCCGCGCGAAGACTTCCCACAGTACGCAATGGAGGACTGGAATCTCATCAGCCTCAGCCGGAAGACACATGACAGGATCATCCACACGATAAAGGGAAAGCTCACAAACGAGGGACGGAAGCTAATGTTCGAGACAGCATTCAAGAATGACATAAAGCTCACAGAGAAGATCCTCGTCATCGGTCAGCCGGGAAGCGGTAAGACGACATGGGTGAAGGACCAGCTGGGGCTGGACGCAATAGCATACGATCTGGACGCCATCGCGGCGGCATTCCGGCTCAGAGATCCGCATGAAGAACTGCACAGGGGAGCCAGGAAGCTGGCAGGGAAACTGATGCAGGCATTCGCCGAGCGAGCACAGACATTCGCTCCGAGAATCTTCATCATCCGGTCTGCGCCGACGGTCGAAGAGATCTCGCAGATCCGGCCGGACAGGTTAGTCATCTGCACAGGACAGTACGACATCCGGAGGCGGAAAGACTTTGAAGAGTTCGATCGAGATCTGATTGAAAAGAGAATTCAGGACGCAAAGAAGTACGCTGAGCTGAATCGCATTCCGGTAATGATGACCCCGCCCCCGAAACGATTTTGACCGCGAGAGTTTCCGCCGGGCCATGGTGCCAAGAGTTATATCCGCGAGGGAAATTCTGAGAAAAAGGGAAATCTTGGCGGCAATCAGTCAAAACATGGCAAAGTGCTGCCGAAGTACATACAAGGTATGAAGCAGGGCCGGAGCAAGTACGGACCATTTAGAAGGGAGGAGCGCATGGATCATTTGCAGTGGAAGCGGCGGATAGTGTCAGCCTGCAAAAAGGCCGGGACATATCAGAAGTGTTTTACAGATGTGGTCGAGACGCTCGCCCAGATCATGGAGGACCGCGACAAGGCCCATGAGCAATACATCGCCAGCGGCGCGAACCCGACGATCATTCATACAAACAAAGCAAAGGAGAAGAACATCGTCAAAAATCCGATGCTGGTCATGGAGATGGAGCTCAACGCTCAGGCGCTCTCATACTGGCGGGACCTTGGTCTCACGCCGGCAGGCCTGCGGAAGCTCAACGCGGAAGTGGTGAAAGAGAATCAGGGCGGTGGCAACCTCGAGAAGATCCTCGAAGGACTGGCTGCTGATGGCTAAGGACTACAAAGGGACCGCGATTGATTACGCAAACGGCGTCGTCAACGGAGAGATCATCGCCGGAGAGGACGTTATCAACGCATGCCGGAGGTTTCTAAAAGACCTCCAGCGTGAAGACATAGAACTCCGGATGCACGACCCGAACCTCGCGATCGGCATCATGGAGAAGACGCTGGTGCATAAGCAAGGTGAAACCCTGGACGGGAAGCCGCTGATGGGGAAGCCTCTCATCCTCGAGCCGTTCCAGGTCTTCATCGTTGTAAATCTTCTCGGCTGGTATTACACCGGAACGAACATCCGAAGATTTAAGGAAGCATTCATCATGCTGGCCAGGAAGAACGGGAAATCTCTGAGCCTCGATACTCGGATTCCGACGCCGGACGGCTGGAAAAAGATGGAAGACGTTCATCCTGGTTCATACGTATATGGCCGAGACGGGCAACCGGTGAAGGTGCTCGTCGAATCGGAGATATTTCATAAACAGATGTACCGCGTCACATTCGAGGACGGTTCCTCAGTAAAAGCAAGCGCGGACCACATCTGGACAGTCAAGACAAAAGCCACAGCCAGAACAGCACGGAGGCCGCTCAAGGATCCGAAGCGCTGGCTCATCAATCACGAGGCACGAGACAACGACGGCTTCGTAGACAGAACAACGAGCGAACTGGCCGGAGACTATGCGAGGGTCCGGAAAGACGGGAAAGGCATCGAGTACAAATACAGAGTGCCGGCTGCCGGTCCGGTCGCTTATTCGGAGCAGAACCTTCCGGTGGATCCGTACACATTCGGAGTATGGCTCGGAGACGGCACATCAGTGGCGGCGAAGATGACCTGCGGAGAAGATGACCTGCAGGAAATGATCTCAATCCTTGAAGGAGAAGGACATCGCTGTGCAGTACATCGCCACGAAGGGAAAGCGCCGACGATCAGTCTCGACAAAAAAGAACACGGCAAATACAACGAACTGCTTGATGGACTGCGAGCTGCCGGAGTATATGCGAACAAGCACATCCCGGACGTTTATCTTCGCTCATCCATAGAGCAACGCTGGGCCTTGCTTCAGGGATTGATGGATACGGACGGAACGGTCTCGAAAGCCGGGCAGTGCGAGTTCACGCAGAAATCGGAACAGCTCTCCAGGGACGTGCTGGAACTGATCCGGAGTCTCGGCATCAAGGCATCCATGAAGGAGAAGCAGGCAATCTGCAACGGCAAGGATGCCGGTACGGTTTACAGAATCAATTTCTACACGGATGCACAGCATCCATGCTTCAGGCTTTCCAGAAAGCGTGCTCGCCTCAAAGAAAGACTGGCAAACAGAGCAAATGCGAAGAGTATCGTCAAGATTGAAGAAATCGAGACGGAACCATCGAAGTGCATCGCGGTGGACTCTCCGGATCACCTGTATTTGTGCTCCGAAGGATTCACAGCCACACACAACACGACCCTCATCGCCGGCATCGCATGGGCGGTCGGCATCATCCAGCGGAAAAGCGGAAGCGTGATCTACATGGTCGCCAACGCACTGAAGCAGACGCTGCAGGCCTTCAACTTCCTCAAGTTCTCGATCGAATACCGGAAGCTTGACACGACCTTCGACATCAAGGACAACAGCTTCGAGCACTCGATCAAGTACCAATTCCGGAAGCCGGACGGCACTCCGGACGGGACGCTCGAGATCCAGGCGATGCCAGCGAACCCGGACCGGCAGGATTCCTTCAACAGTAACTTCACCATCGCGGACGAAGTCGCTGCATATAAGAATCCTGCACAGTACAACAGATTCAAGGAAGCAGGCAAGGCATACACAAACAAGATGATCGTCGGCATCACAACGGCAGGCGACAACATGAATTCATTCGGATATAACCGGATGATTTACGCAGTAAACGTAGCGAAGGGAGTCATCGAGGACGATTCCCTTTTTTCGTTCGTAGCGCGCGCGGATCAGGACGAGAAGGGCAACGTGGATTATTTGAATCCGATCCAGCATCAGAAAGCCAATCCGAACTACGGGGTGACGATCCGCCCGGAAGACATGATGGCTGACGCCTATCAGGCACAGAACGACCCGCAACAGCGGAAGGACTTCCTCAGCCGGTCGCTCAACGTCTACACGGCAGCGATGCGCTCATGGTTCGACATAGAAGAGTTCCGGAAGTCGGACAGGCAATACAACTGGACGATGGAAGAGCTCGCGAAGCTTCCGATCTACTGGTACGGAGGCGCGGACCTGTCGAGGACTTACGATCTCACAGCTGGCGCGCTCTTCGGTCAATACGGAGACGTCGACATCATCATCACGCACGGCTTCTTCCCGGTCACTCAGGCAGCCGCGAAACAGGACGAGGATCAGATCCCGATCTACGGATGGAAGGATGACGGCTGGCTCACGATCTGCAACGGAGCGACGGTCAACATCAGCGACATCGTGAACTGGTTCATCGAGATGCGGAACCAGGGCTTCCGGATCGCTCAGGTCGGACACGATCGCAAGTTCGCCGGAGAGGAATTCATTCCACAGATGAAGGCGGCAGGGTTCAATACCGTAGACCAGCCTCAGCTGTTTTATCTGAAGTCCCGAGGCTTCCGGCACATCGAAAAGGCCGCGAAGGACGGGAATCTTTATTATCTGCATTCAACCGCATACGAGTACTGCGTCTCCAACGTCATGGCGATAGAGAAGACAGACGATGCGGTCAGTTATCACAAGATCGACGCGAAGAGCCGAATGGATCTCTTCGACGCATCTGTCTTCGCGTGCATCAGATGCCTCGAGGACGGAGACAAGCAGGCACGGATTGGAGGGTGGTTCGGCTAAACATTATGGGAAAGAAAAGAAAAAGACAGAGACGGGACGGATTCGCGGATGTACCGGTCCAGAAGATCGTCCCGAAAAGCACAATCGGCTTCACGCTGTGCGAAGACTTCGACAAGCTGTGCGCCGGGGAGTACACGTCACTGGACAGGTGTCCTGAGATCGCCGCAGGCGTCCAGAGGATCGCAGAACTGATCGGCAGCATGACGATTCATCTGATGGCGAACACGGACCGCGGGGACATCCGGATCCAGAACGAGCTCAGCCGGACGATCGACATCGAACCGATGCCGACAATGACCAGAAGCAACTGGATGACGTTCATCGTCATGAACATGCTTCTGTACGGCAAAGGAAACGCGATCATCCTGCCACATACATGGGAGGGCTACATCAAAAGCCTTGAACCGGTCGCAGCAGACCGCGTCCAGCTTCTTCCACGAGGAGCGAGCCGGAGAGACTACGACGTCTACATTGACGGAATCAAACGGGATCCAGCGAACCTGCTTCACTGCGTATACAACCCGGACAAATATTATCCGTGGCGCGGAGCTGGGCTTGACGTCCAGCTGAAAGACGTTGCGAAGACACTGAAGCAGGCACGGACCACAGAGAACGCATTCATGGCATCCAAGTGGAAGCCAAGCATCATCGTCAAAGTCGACTCCATGGTCCGGGAGTTTCAAAGCAAGGAAGGCAGGCAGAAGGTGCTCGATGACTATGTCAAGAGCGCGGAAGCCGGCGAGCCGTGGTTGATTCCTGGAGAGCAGTTCCAGGTCGAACAGGTCAGACCGCTCAGCCTTGCGGATCTTGCGATCAATGACACGGTCGAGCTTGACCGGAGAACGGTCGCAGCGATCCTTGGCGTCCCTGGCTACCTGCTCGGAGTCGGAGACTTCAACCGGCAGGAGTGGAACCTGTTCATCCAGACGAAGATTGCCAGCATGGCCAAGAGCATCATGCAGGAGTTCACGAAGAAGCTGATTATCAATCCGCGCTGGTATCTGAAGTTCAACACGCTCAGCCTGATGAACTACGACATCCAGTCAATCTACACAGTCTTCGGAGGACTCAGGACACAGGGCGTCGTCACAGGAAACGAGGTCCGCGAGATGCTCGGCATGAGCCCGATCGATGACGAAAGCATGGATGAACTGATTATGCTCGAGAACTACATTCCGGCCGACCGCATCGGCGACCAGGAAAAACTGAACGGAGGGAATTAAAAATGAACAAAGACGAAAAGTTCAGCATCGGCAGCCGCCAGATGCGCACGATCGGAACGGAATTCAAAACACGGGAAGACGGTGAAGATCTCATCATCGAGGGATACTTCGCCGTTTTTAATAGCAACTACGAAATCGCACCTGGGCTCACAGAGAGCATCGCTCCGGGAGCATTTCAGAACTCACTCGCGAACGATGTCCGCGCCCTGACGAACCACGACACGACACTCGTGCTCGGCAGGACGAAGGCCCACACGCTCGAGATCAGCGAGGACTCGCATGGCCTGTTCGGCCGCGTCAAGATCAATCCGAACGATCAGGACGCCATGAACCTGTACCAGAGAGTCAAGCGCGGAGACGTGGACCAGTGCTCGTTCGGCTTTGACATCACAGACGAGGAAACGGACTACCGAGAGGACGGATCCATGCACTGGACGATCAAGGACGTGATTCTGTACGAAGTCAGCTGCTGCACATTCCCGGCATATCAGGAGACCAGCATCTCCGCACGGAGCGCCGAGCGTGACGCCGCGATGAAGCGCCGCGCAGAAGCGTGGAAGGAAACCATGCTGCAGAGATTGAAGGGAGACAAGAAAGATGCTTAAAGCACTGATGCTCCGCTCCAAGATCGACAAGAAAAACAAGGAGCTGAAGGAGCTCCTGGCGAAGAAGGCAGACCTCGAGAAGAGAGAGGCAGACCTTGCCGAAGCGATCAAGGAAGCATCCGAAGCGACCGAAGAAGAACAGAAGGTCGTGGAGGAAGAAGTCGAAAAGTTCGAGACCGAGAAGAAGGAAAACGAAGACGCCACAGCAAAGCTGGAGGGCGAGATCGCTGACCTCGAGAACGAACTGAAAGACGAAGAAGCCGCGCAGGAGCGCGAGGCTGAACCGGCACCGGCGCCGGAAGAAACACAGCCGGAAAACACTAGACAGGAGATCAAAATCATGAATAAGAGATTCTTCAACATGTCCGCGCAGGAGCGCGACGCAATGTTCGCACGTGAAGACGTCAAAACATTCCTCGGACAGGTTCGCCAGGGTATCAAAGAAAAGAGAGCGCTGACCAACGTTGGCCTGCTCGTTCCGGAGATCTTCCTCGGCCTCATCCGCGAGAATATCGAGGACTACTCCAAACTTTACAAGCACGTATTCGTTCGTCAGATCGCAGGCGAAGGCCGCGCGGTCGTAATGGGTAACATTCCGGAAGCAGTATGGACCGACTGCTGCGCAAACCTCAACGAGCTGGCGCTCAGCTTCTATGACGTTGAGCTGAACTGCTGGAAGGTCGGCGGTTACTTCGCAGTTTGCAACGCTAACCTCGAAGACAGCGACATCGACCTCGCATCCGAACTGCTCACAGCGATTGGCCAGGCGATCGGTCTCGCACTCGACAAGGCGATCCTTTACGGAA